TTATTCAGTTAGCAACTGCAGGAATTGCTTTATCTCATCTTTGGAAGCCTGACTTCCTTTTCTTAACAAGCCATTCAATTTTCCTGATTTAAAATAGGTTAGACTGGGTACTGTCTTCAAACCGCTTGCCTGACGAAATAAATCAATCTTCCCATCTGGATCGTTCTCACTATCAAGGTAGAAAACTGTCTTCCCCGTCTCTTCAACAGCTTGGGTCAGTTTAGGCACAAATGCTCTACAATAAGGACACGTTTCCCTCCCAATATACAGAATAAAATCATCTTGCCGATCCAATTTTTCTTCCAGTTCACTAATGGAAATAGTCTGATACGTTTTCACTGCCTGACGGTATTCCGATTCTGTTGAACTAGTGGATTGTCGGACAAGAAATACGGATGCCCCAATTCCAACAATACTAAGTAAAAGCAAAACAATATATTTACGCACGATAAATCTCCTAATCAATTGATTGTACATCCTATTTTTTAGCCACACGGTGGTAATAGGAAATACAATTCGAAAACCCTACTAATAAGTTAATTATATCAAAATTAAGTAAAAATCCTCTATCGTAGACTTGTAGTAAGGTAATGCAAAAAAATCTCATCCAATGAGCTAAAAGATTGGCTATTTTCCCTACAAACATCAATTTATTCTCTGCGAAAATCAAAATTAGACATTGTTGACTTGATTTGATGAGTGTCAAGCTCCAGTGGAGCTTGACAGCCTGTTCCCTTGAAATATAAAAGGAACAGAGTTCTATCTGCATCTGAGCAAAACGAACTACGTTCGCCTTTTCCTAGCCTCCAAAGGTTCCCCGAACCTTTTTGTAGCGAACTTTGTTCGCCTTATTTCCAACCTCCAAAGGTTCCCCGAACCTTTTTGTAGCGAACTTTGTTCGCCTTATTTCCAACCTCCAAAGGTTCCCCGAACCTTTGGAGCAAGTCGGATTTTGTTTTTCATTGAGAATTAACTCTTTTATCCTACACATTCTTTTCTGACATATTCGTTGCTTTTGAAACGCTCCATGCTCTTCGCTATGATATAATAGCATTATAGCTACTGACAACTACTTATTGAGTAGAAATTGATTCAATTCCTTCAGCCTATACTGTGGGGGAGTTCTCCAACGTATTCGTATAGATTGTATGGAGCATTTTCAATCAAGAGAGGAAATAAATTGCTGCGTAGAAATGTAAAAGCCAGGATGGTCAAGTCTATTGGGTGGGAAAATGAAATAATGGAAGTAGAATATGTGTCTGGTCTGATTCATCAATACAAAGATGTATCTGAGGGGGACTACATTCGCTCTCTAACTGGTGCCATTGACAAAAAAGTGAGGCGGATAGGTAAAACCCATGCATTCATTAGAGTAAGTGAATAGCATTTTTATCTTTTGAGGATTTATGCGGGTTTAGTATAGCTAATGACTTATTATACTATAAGCAAAGTCGCTCTATCCTTCAATACATATGTTTACACCGCTAGGGAAGGTGCAAAAAAGCTATATCCTACTTTGATGCTACCAACTTACTTTACAGAAAAGCAAAAAGGGGAGCAAACCCAGAAATCAACATTTTAAGACAAAGCAAAAAGCCCACTGTTGTAGGCTTTCTGTAAGATATTTCTTAAAATTAAAGCATTTTGTTGTACAGTTAAGATTACTTAGCTTTACACGTTCTTTACACTCCCTAACCCCTGATATGATGGGCTTTCTAACTAAATAACTTATAATTAGACAGTGTTAAATATTCCCCCAAAGTTCGCCAAAAGGGGAGCAAAAAAGGGCCTTTCAGTAGCCCTAAGTTATGAGTTCAGCAGGCAAGAAACTAGCACCGCCCCAAGGTGCTTTTTTAGTTCCCTGGTATCTTGCTGATACTATTGTATCAAAAAGCACGCGCTTATATTCTGTTATCTTCACAATTTGATACTTTTGTTAAGTTATCTTGCTTACCTTCGTTTCTATCTTCCAATATTGGCCGTTTTTCCAAGATAGCGCGTGATCATGTATTTTCAGACTCGCATAACCTTCCCAAAACCTTTACATTATCAAAACTTTTAAAAAGGGAAAATTGTACTCGAAAAAGTTCAGCGTTGTAGCCCCTTGGCCAAACCTACCCCCGTTCTAAAAATGAGGGGACTAATCACAACTTTTACTATATCCTACTGTGTTTTACTGTATCCACTAGTATTGTGTTACTAATCCTATGATTTTACAAAATCGTTTGCTATCCGCTTTATATGCTCTTTAAAACTAGCCAAAACGTAACGCTTTTTGTTAGGATTAACCCTATTTTGTTAGGATTATGTTACCATTTGGGAAACCTAAAATACTCTACAAACTCAATAATACCAATGGTTTTAGCTATTTTTACCCCCTTTAGAATTTTTGGCGTGAGAAAAAATGTACAATGACGGCGTGAAGGTCGGACGTGTACCCATGGTAGGTTAGTCCCCCCCTGCACTCTAAAAGGCCTCTAGCTCCGTTTCTAAAGGCCTGATTTAATCCCTGGTTTATTTATCGGACAAGCTCAAACACACGCCAAAACATGGCTATTTTTCTTTCTCTGCATGAGTTATCAAGTCAGCTAGCTCAGTAAGTGCTAATTTTAAATATCTAAAAAATGTTGTCTTACTAACATTCATTATCTCCCCTGCCTCCAAATCCACTTTTTGTTGGATATAGTAAAGGTTTAAAGCTAGACGGTACTTAGGATTTCTTAGTGTGTCAATCATCCTAATCAACTCCAGGCGCTCCTTAGTTAGCCTGTCAATTCTGTTTGTTATGTCCTCTTTAAATGCTAGCTGGGCAACTAACTGACTTTCAGAACTGTTTGCCCTGCTAGTCTGCACTCTGGACTGTGTTAGGGTTGTTTGTTTGAATAGTCCAGTTTCCAAGTATTGAAGCTCCAGGTAAAGCTGACTGATCTCTTTGTCAATCCACCTAATACCCTCTAGCCTCTGCTTTAACTCCTCTATGGTCATTGTTGCCCCTCCTATGGTAAAATAAGCTTGTTGAAACTTCTTACCCTGCGTGTGTCTCGTGGGGCTTTTTTATGCCCAAAATTCTGTAACTGCCTGCGCGTGTTCTTTTGTTCGTCCATGGTTCAATGGGCTGTTTTCTCTTTGTTCGCTCTCTGTTCAATCACGCGCCACCTTTGTAAAACCTTAGTACTTTTTAAGGTGTCCGATTTGTCCGATTATCCTTTTTTAGGGCTTCGGCTATTCCGTTTTATTACCTAGCTAGTATTCTTCAGGCGGTCCAAACATATCATCAGGGAAGCCACAAACTAATACAAGATACTGACAAGCTGTGTAATCTATCAATAGCTCCCCAGTTTCCAATCTCTGAAAGTACTTGCTCGGTAATGTCCCAAGATATAGACCTCCTTTGTAAATGGATAGGCCTCCTGTTCGGCTTAGTAACAGCCCTGTATAGCGTTGACGTAACCCATGCTTTAAAGCGTTCGTATTGCCATACTTAGGTTTCCTGTTGCCTCTATTCCATTTTGCTACCTGGTTCCCTGGTAAAAACCTACCTCGGCTATCGCGTTCCATATAGCACCCCCTTTACCGTGTTCGTTTGGCAAATAGTTCAAAAAAATTTGTAACATTCTTACACTCGCATTCAATCCATACTTTCCTACTTTATCCATAAGCTATTACCTTTATCCCAGTATTTCATAAAACGCTTATAGTGTCTCCAGTACCTGGTGCGTCTCATTCTTTTAGGGCGACTTGGGAAATCATCAAACATATAACCGCCACGCTTAGGGGTCCAGCCTGGTTGGACCTTCCTAGCCTCCCTTAGTGCACGTTCCCAATAATACTGACAATCTGTCTTACTGCGGTTTAATGTCTGCTTGTGGATCTGCTGGCAGTTTCCGCAAGCATAAAACAAATACCGCTTATAAAGTTTTCTGCACCGCCTACCACAATCAGAGCAAAGAAAAAAATACCTATAACCGCCTTTTGTTCCTGGTATCCTGGCCAATTCAAAGCTCTCTCTACCCATAACAATAAAAAGGTTATCTAAGTCAATGGTCAAGGGGTAATCATCTAATTCAGCCTTACCCTGGGTTATCCCTTTCTTTTTCATAGCTCTGGTAAATGTCTCTATATACAATACTTTCATTCAAAAAATACCCCTATACTGTAAAAACCCAAAACTATTGGCTTAAGTCCTAGAAACAGCAAAAAGAGGCGGGGCCTCTCTTCACTATTCTAGCTATGCCTCACGGCTAGCATATTTCCACAATGCTTTATATTCGCCCTCGGTGTCCAGGTTCTTCAAAAGGGCCATAGCCTGGTTGTCCAACGCCTTCAGGTTGCCATGTACGCCATTTACTGCCATATCAGGATAATCATCATCTAACACGCTATCAGCCAACTCCATAAGCTCCAGCTCACAAGCTACCAGCTTATCCAGCAAGCTATCAAAGTCTTCTGACTGTTTGAGTTGTTGCACGCGCTCCAGTTTGTAATCTTCTTTGATTTCATTTTCTTGCCCCTGGTGCGTGTAATAATCTTTAAACCCGTCACAAATCCTCTTGAAGATCTTACTTAGTTTCTTATCTTCTGCATACTCCAGCACTAGCTGACCTTTGCCCTTAATCGTTGCCTCAATCACTGGCGCGTGATAAGTCCCAAACATATAACCAAAGACAGCATTACTTGCCACTTTGGCGGTGTCAATGTCTTCAAAGTTATAAGTAAAAGTAAAGGTTTGTGGTTTGTCAGAAATAGTTTTTAGTGTCATGTTGTTTGCCTCTTATTCTGTTATTTATATAGGACCAATAGCCCTAGTTCTGTTGTCATTGCCTCATAGTCGCCACTAGTTGCCTCTGTATATTTCACGTCAACAACTTCAACGCCTGCCATAAAGTCATTTACCTGGTTTTCAAATTCCTCCAGGCTTTGCTTATGTTTCTGATAAAATAGCTTGATTTTCATTTTTTTAGCTCCTTTTCTTCAATTTGTTACCTTCTTTAGTGTTTTTGTTACCTTCTAGGTAACATAGCTCCGCCTTACTGCTACAAGGGTTTAGACCACTTTGTTACCATGTTGACCTTCTTTCTAACTCCTTACCCTTATATATAAATACTGCTTTTTTCCTATATAGAGAGTTAAAAAGAAGGTAACATGGTCAACATAACAGCTATAAAGCTATATATATCAAGGGTCTAGGTGCGTTACCTTCTTTCTAAAAAAGGTAACAAGAAGGTCAACAATTTTTGTAAAATCCTAGTAACTGCAAGGGTTTAGACCATCAAAAGAAGGTCAACATTATTCTTTTTTTGTGATAGCGTGATTTACTCTTCCCAGTTTTGACCTCTCAAACTCCAACGGATCCAGTTTGTCATAATCTTCAACCTTAACACGCGCTTTTTTTAGTTGGTACTTATTTGGTGTTAGCTGTTGTAAATGCCTGATTGTCTCCTTACCAGCACCGTAAACGTTTGGCTTAGGTATTCCCATATCTTCAGCATAATGTTTCAAGGATCTTGTAGCGATAAAAACGGGGACTACGTCCAGCTCGTGCCAACCTCTTTCCATATACTCATGTCTTACCCAAGATAACAAGTAATCATTATCTTCCTGGTATTCCTCTAACAAGCCTTTGACTGCCTGCGGTTCGATAAAATGAGTAAATGGCTCCTGATTGATAGCTTTATAAAGGGCATACTCTAGCACCTCTTTATTGGCCAAAAAATCATTTTTTATCCAGGGCTTTTCTTTCTCACCGTTAAAGTCAGCATTGAAGGGGACAATCATAATACGCCTATACCAGCCCTTGGTCTTATTCCCACCGTTGGGGATATAGTTTCCTGAGAAGATATTAAAGAGTTTGAAGGTCGCTTCAAAAGCTGGGCGCCCCTTTGGATTGACTAGCACGGTGTCCCCGCTGGTAATACTCATTAGGTCAGACGGATTTTTTAAGTATTCATTAGGTGCCTCGTCTCCAATATTGCAAACTTTACCTACTAGCGTTTCCAGGTTATGCTTTTCAGCAAACTGCGCGGGCTTCAATGCTGATACGTTACTTTCTCCTATCAGATTGATAAGGAACCGCTGAAATGTCCCTTTTCCGTTGTTACCGTCCCCGTAAAAGATAGCAAATTTATTCCGTGTATGGTTGGGGTTGATAGCCTCCAGGATAATCTGCCAAAACAATGTTACCAGCTCACTATCATTGCAAGCGATAGAGTTTAACCAATCGTCAAATGTCTTCCCCTCCCTATCGGTTGGGACCCGTTTAGGCGCGTGATAAGCTGTGCTGATTTTGCTTGTAATCACATATTTAGGGCTGAAAGGAAGTAGCTCTTTAGTCCTTAAGTCAATTATGCCATTCTGTACAGGGATAAGGTAGGCGCTCTCCAGCGGTTTCTTTATCCTTGTCAATGTCCTAACCATTAGCTTAATCTGGGGCCATTCCCTAGGCTTAATCCTCACGTCAAAAGTCTTACAAAATCGGTTAAATAGGTCATTGCTAGCCGTATATATGCCCTCATCTAAATCATAGATATAGAGTAGGCTATAATCAGGTACGTTGCTTTTACTGATAAAAGTAAAGGTGATAATTTCGCTTAGCATTTTGGCAACTGTGAAAACCTGGGGCATAGCCACCTTTTCGGTAACGTCCCCTGTACTTTCGTTTATTTTGGTTTCCGTGTGTTCCTCCCGCCATTGTTCCCCAGCTTGAAAGATACGGTTTTCCAATTCCTTCATTGTCCTGGGCGGTTGCTCATTTTCACGCGCCTCTAAGATTTCACTTTCCAGGTTTTTCAATTCTTCCTTTTCTATGGTTCTATCCTCTCTTTCTAAATTCTGCTCTTGCTATACTTTCAAAAGTCCTATCTAGCTCCCTCTCTGGTAGGGGGTTAGCTGTCACGCTGTTAGCTATCTTTGTCAATTCGTAAGCAGTTTCTATATCACAATCAACCCACTTATTAAAGAGTAGCCCCACAAAGCGCGTGAGTGCCACATTACGCCCTCCCTCGTCTCCAAAGCCATTGAAAAGCGTATCTATTACCCTCATAGTGATAGACCGCTGACCGCTTGGCTGTGGTGTGTACGTCTGCGGTTTTACTCCCTGGCCACTTGTTCGGTTTTGGTTTGATTTTGGTACTGGATAATCTAGGCCATGCTCTACGATTTTTTGATAGTCTGCTGGGTCGCCTGTTGTGACTGGTAAGCCCTGAAGTTGGGACCAGGTTAAGCTAGCCATATCAAAAGGTAGCCCTATCTTGTCTGCTATCTCCTTGACTACCTGCTTATAGGTTTCCTCATTCATCACGTCCCCAGGCTTTACCACAAGCCTAAAACGGGGGCTCTCTGGGGTGTGTTTGATTGTTGGGTACAAGATATAGGAAAAACCAAACAAGGCGCTAGAAACAGCCTCTATAAAGCTCTGGGCTGGTCCCTCAATCTCATCATAATCCAGGAAAATCAAATCACGATAGACCAGGCTGGTATTATTCCGCTTGTAGCTCCCTGTTTTCTCTGCTGTGATTTTTCCACTCAAACAATAAGGCGCCTGGGTTCTTTTGTATTCCTCCAGGTCAGCACCTTCAGGGACTACTAGGGGCTTAAAGCGCTCAATATACTGGAACGGCTCCATCTTATCAAACAGATAGACAAGGTTGCTCCGAAAGCCTCTAGCCTCGTAAATTGCCACATTATCGCCCCTTTCTACGTTTCTTCTTCAGTTTTTTAAGCCTTTGCTGTTCCTTTAGCTGGTCCAGTGTCGGCCTGCGATCTTTGTAAAATTTTTCATCATGATACTTCCCGCCACCTTGTGCGGGGTGTACGCTATACCTTGCCATTCTCAACCCCCAAAAATATCAAAACATCACTAACCCTATAAAAGATTTTCCTAGTGTCTTCTAGTGGAGGCTGGTAACGTCTTAGCCCATTATCTTCCCAACGTTTCAAGGTCTTATCCTTTATGCCTAGTTCATCTTTAACCTGCTGGGCTGTGATTAGGCCTAACAGTCTTGGCGGTGTTTGCTCACGCGCCTCCAAATAACTTCCTACCAGCTCCAGCACTCCCTGGGTTAGATCCTGTTCACTTTCTTTACTTAGGCTAAACATTCATATCAGCTCCCTTCAGTAATTTCTTATAGCTTTCCAGGTCCGCCTTAATCAGCACGTCTAGGCGCTTGCCTTCAGTGTCATATTGGGCCTTTAGTTCTCGGATACCTTCCAGGCGCTCGGTGTCATTAGCTGGGATATAATACCCACTGACCAGGCCACGTTTAGCCACAATAGGGACCCCATGGCGGACAATAAGGCGGTGAATGTTCTCCCTCAATGTCCTAATGTCCAGGTCTAACAATTCAGCAATATACCGCCCTGCGCGTGGATTATCTGCACCCACGGGAATAAGCCTTAAAATTCTTTCTTCAAGTTCGGTCATGTATCTCCTCCTTAGTTGTAACGTCTTCCAGCTAGCCAAATATAAGCGCCATAGTTAGGGTTAAGCTGTTGGCTTGCTGGTTCTTCCTGGGGCTTGTCTGGTAGCTCTATAATCTCGCTATCGTTGTAAAATCGGTATAGCTCATAGGCCAAAAGAACCAACGTGATCAAGATAAAGGCTAGGTATTGCCCTGGAATTAAATCAAGTTCATTCATGGCTTAACTCCTTACGGTATTCACTGGCTATGTCACAATGCTCTGTGATTAGTTTTTTTAGCGCGTGGTTTGCTGTGTGTAGAATTGGGAAAGTTTTTGGGCCATCTTCAGTACTGGCCAACTCTAAAACCTCCAGAATGTCATTTAATTCTCCACAAAGTCCCTCATAGTCAACTAGGATATCATTAGTTTTATCTGTCATTCTTCACGGCCTCCAGCTCTACTGCATTATTACTGTTAAGAAGTAAAAAGGCGATATTGTCAAGCTTATCTATTAGCTTTTCATTTTGGGCGTAAGTAATTTCTATATATTTTCTAACTAGCCACAAGGATACTGCTGTATCTTTTCCTTGTGCGAACTCCAAACCTTCTAAAGTAAGATTATTCAGCTCAATCCTATTCATTATGTCAGTCAGCTCACTGCCTAGATTTTCCAATTCTTTGGCGCTTAACAGTACTTTTTGAGCTTGTCCTTGCTTAGTGTTTTCTGCTAGTGTTTTTAGCCCTACTGTTGAATTTTCCATATTATTTTACCTCGTTTTTTTATTGTGTCTGTGTAATGGCCCTAGCGGGCTTTTTCCTGTATATAAAAGACTTGTTTCTTGCTTGGTTTCTTATACTATACTTTTTTTATAAGCCTAGACTATCCCCAGCGGATAACCGCCCCAAACTTACCAGGTTTTCCCGTGGTCATGTAAGCCTGTGCCAAATGATAGACTAGCTGTGTGTGATTTTCTTAGGGTGGTTTAGGTTGCCCCGGGTCCATGGCTACCTAATGCCGATACCAGCACCTAATACTTTTATCCCGCCCAGTTTTAAGGGGTAGCGCCCTCCGTATGGTCATAATGTCCTAGATATGGTATAATCTAGCTATAAAAATCTTTACTAAAACCCTTTTAATAACAGCTTGCCTGCTTGTTAATTTTGTTTTAGTTAGTGGTTAAAAGGCTTTGCTGGTTGGTCCCTGTTAAGCCTTTTTTTATTGTTCTCACGCGCCTTGGTGTGCGTTTTTTAGTGGTCTGAATACCATGTTTTTAATATCTTGGTATGTCATGTCTAGGTTAATCAAAGCAATAGCCATGTCTTCTAGTGCCTGGTACCTGATAAGTTCCTGACTGGTTAGGCTATCAATGCCATTATGTCCGCCACGTTGTGCCATTAGCTGGCGTTTATTCATTCCAGTAGTTCCCTTTAGCAAAAGATTTGTAACCGTGCTATGCGCGTGTTTTGGGGCTTCCTGCCATGTTTCAATAGCTTCATGCAATGCCTTGCGCTTAGGCTTTTCCAGTGCCCTCTGATAGCGAAATTCTGCCACCTCGTCACGCATTTCAAAGAATGCTCGGACTAGGTTTGTTTTGAATTTGACAACCTGCGGTGTGTTGTCCAGATAAGTGATCAGCAAAGTAGCCTGTTGTTCGTTTAAGTGATAAACTTTTTTCGGTCTGCCTTTTCCGTCTAATTTATGGATTTCAAATCCATAAAATCCAAACGCCTCAAACCGCTCTTTATGATTTCTCAATAGGCGTGTAATAGTGTGGTGTTGTACTCCAGCACATTCTGCGATTATCTCGCTTGTGGTGTACGGCTCTTTTTTGCCGTCCATGTAAACTAATTCCATGCTTGCCCCTTTCTATAAACGGTATAACCGTCTATCATGGTAAAAAAATAATATCGTCATACGCCACATTAAAAAGCTTTGAAATCTTTTCGACTTGGTCAACGGTTGGAAAACGCTTCTTGTTTTCCCATTTGCTCCACGTAGTAGTGGAAATGCCAAGTTTTTCAGCCACTTCAGTCTGCTTCATGTCTGCGTTAGCTCGTAAGGCTTTTAGAGTGTACTTGCTCATTTTTTCCTCCTTTTTTACTTTATGAACGGCTTAACCGTGTATTTAGTATAGACGGTATTTCCGTACTTGTCAAGCGTTTTTTAATTATTTTTTGACTTTTTTTCTTTTTTCTTGCTTTCTGTATGTTTTAACCGTATAATTGAAATATGATAAAAAGAAAGGCGGTAAGATTATGTCGCTAGGAAATAAGCAAATCATGGCCGAAAATATAAAGAGGTTGCTAGACAAAAAAGGGCTAAATCCCCGCCAAATGGCAATAGCTTTAGACTTCAAATACACAACTGTTCTTGATTGGGTTAACGCCAAGACGTACCCTCGTATCGACAAAATAGAAATAATGGCTAACTTTTTTGGTGTCTTAAAATCTGACCTAGTAGAAGAATATAAACCAACTGAAGATAGTACAATTTACGAAACGTATTCTTTAAAAAAACATGAGATGACTTTGGAAAGCTACGATGATTTTATTGAAGAATTTACCAATATGTTCAACTCGTTAACAAAAAAACAACAAACAAAATTGTACAAGGCTATAAAAAAATCACTTAGTCACGATAATCCAGATAGAAAATCTTTGAAAAAGCCTAGCGATGTTATAACCCATTTAAACAATAAGCAAACAGAACTTAAAAATTTGACATCGACAATAAAAAAACAGTCCGAAGAATCACAAAGACTTGAAGAAGAAATCAGAATAGGTGAAATAGCTTTTGAAATACTTTCGGTTGATGATGACGATATAGAGGGACAAAAACAAATTTTAGAAAAATACTCTGAAGAAGATTTCAATAAAGCTGTTGAGTATATCGAAAAGCTAGACGATCCAGATGATAAAGATATTGACTAACCCACAAGTACCCACAAAAAAAGTCGGATTTTGTCGGTTGCTGAAAAAAGTCAAGAAAAGTCAATAGCCAAAAAAATGTAAGGTTTTGTCAGGTTGTATATTTTAGCAACCTCAATAAACCTCAACTTCTATATTAATTGTATGTTAGCATTTGTTAGCATTCGGCGCGTGTTGAACTCTAAAATGTTATCTTTTGCAACCCTGTCAAACGCTCCAAAATCGTCTGTATTCGCTTTTGGCTTGCGACTGGTATTTACCCTACCCACCAAAAACAAACGAAAATAGAGGGCTTCTCGTAAGCCCTGGCATGATATAAACCTATAACATTATAAAACCTTTTTAATAACAGCTTGCCTGCTGATGGAAAGGTTTATGATCATGAAAATAACTGAAGTTAAAAAGAAAAACGGTGCTACTGTGTACCGTGCTAGTGTATATCTGGGAGTTGACCAGGTAACAGGTAAGAAGGTAAAGACCAAAGTAACGGGTCGGACACAAAAGGAGGTTAAGCAGAAAGCCAAGCAAGAAAAAATAACCTTCCAGCAAGACGGCTTTACCAGGTTTCAAGCTACGTCAATAGCAAGTTATCAGGAACTATCTAGCCTATGGTGGGAAAGCTATAAGCATACTGTCAAACCCAACACGCAAGACAACGTTAAGAAGTTGCTAGATAACCATGTATTGCCACTCTTTGGGGTCTATAAGCTCGATAAGCTGACTACTCCACTCATTCAAAGCATAGTTAACAAACTGGCTGACAAGACCAACAAGGGGGAGCCTGGGGCTTATCTGCACTATGATAAAATCCACGCGCTTAATAAGCGTATTTTACAGTATGGCGTGACCATGCAAGCAATATCTTCTAACCCTGCGCGTGATGTCGTCCTACCTCGTAACACTCAAAAGGCTAAGAGAAAAAAGGTCAAGCATTTTGAAAATCAAGACCTAAAAAAGTTTCTCGACTACCTCGGAGGACTGGACCAGGCCAAGTACAGAAATCTGTATGAAGCCACCCTATACAAGTTCTTGCTGGCCACTGGTTGCCGTATCAATGAAGCCCTAGCGCTTAGCTGGTCTGATATTGACCTGGAGAATGCAACTATTAGCATTACCAAGACACTAAACCACCTCGGGCAAATCAATAGCCCAAAATCAAAAGCAAGCTATCGGGATATAGATATAGACCAGGAAACTATTACCATGCTGAAGGCCTACCAGCTTAGACAAATTCAGGAAGCCTGGAAGTTAGGGCAAACTGAAACGGTTGTATTTTCGGACTTTATCCATGACTACCCCAATAATAAAACTCTAGCTACACGGCTGAGAACTCACTTCAAGCGTGCTGGAGTATCTAACATTGGTTTTCACGGTTTCCGTCATACACACGCTAGCTTACTGCTTAACTCTGGAATACCTTACAAGGAACTGCAACACCGTCTAGGTCATTCCACTCTATCCATGACCATGGATATTTATAGCCATCTCTCAAAAGAGAACGCAAAAAAAGCCGTCTCGTTTTACGAAACAGCACTAAAAGCACTCTAG